AGCTATAACCTCGCCAGCTACTCCTTTGGCGTGTCCTTCGGCTTCTGCATTTGATCGGGTATCTCGTAAATCCCGCCCCGTCAGGGGCGGTGAAAGGAGTGAAAACATGAATGTCAATCGCAAGGTTGGCACTGGCTTTGAAAGAGACTTATGCCTGAGCCTGTCGGGTTGTGGCTTTTGGGCGCACAATCTCGCTCAGAACAGTCAAGGTCAGCCATTCGATGTAATTGCGGCTCGAAACGGTGTCAGCTATCCCATTGACTGTAAGGATTGTTCCAAGAACATTTTCAAGATGGAGCGTATCGAAGAAAACCAGTTTTCCGCTATGACACTCTGGAAGGAAACCGGGAATGGAGAGGGCTGGTTTGCAATCAGGTTGATAACTGGTGAAGTTCGGTTCATCTCCTTCTCTACGCTTTTGGAATTGTCCGTTTTGCGAACTGTGCTGTCTGCCAACGATATTAGGCGATACGGTATCACACTCGGAGAGTGGGTGTCCCAATGCAAGTAACTGTTGGCAACCAGCTCCGAATTGAGAACCCGTCTGAGCAGTTGCTTACATGGTGCAAGAAGCAGCTTATCCTTCCCAATCCTGAGTACGCCAAGAAAGTCCGTATGCACTTTTGGGTCGGCAACACCCCTGAGAAGTTGTACCTGTTCCAATGGGACGGTGACACACTGGTTCTTCCCTACGGGTGCTTGAATGATGTGCTGGCGATGGACGATTGCCACATGAAGGTCAATCTTCCTACACCTACCGAGGTGGACTTCGGTTGCACCATTCCGCTCTATGACTACCAAGTGGAAGCCAAGGAAGCACTGATAACTGCCTACTATGGTATTCTTCAAGCCCCTGCGGGGTGCGGTAAGACACAGATCGGAATTGCTGTTGCGGCAGATATAGGTCGAAGGACACTCTGGCTGACCCATACACGGGATTTGCTCGTACAGAGCAAAAGCCGAGCGGAGCAGTACATGAGTCCTTCTCTGACTGGCACGATCACCGAAGGTAGGGTTCAAATCGGTAAAGCAATCACCTTCGCAACGGTACAGACCATGTGCAACCTCGATCTGAGCCAGTATCGTGATGTTTGGGATTGTATCATCGTGGACGAGTGTCACCGTGTAGCCGGAACCCCAACCGCTATGACGCAGTTCTCAAAGGTGCTGAACGCTCTGGCAGCTCGACACAAGTACGGCCTATCCGCTACGGTTCATCGGGCAGACGGTATGATTGCCGCCACTTACGCCTTGCTGGGCGGGATTGCCTATCAAGTGCCGGAGGAAGCGGTGAAAGACAAGATTATGACCGTCAGCGTTCTACCCCGTGCCACACATCAAGGACTCAGCCGTGAGTTCTTGGACACGGACGGTACGATCATTTACGCTAAGTTGGTCAATTTCCTCGCTGATAGGTATGACCGTAACGAGCTAATTGCCGCCGATCTGGTCGAGAACCGAGATCATTACAATCTCATTCTTTCCGACCGTCTGAACCATCTGGAATATCTAATGAACCACCTTCCTCGGCAGTTAAGGGAACAGGCAGTCATGATTGATGGAAAGATGACCTCGAAGAAAGCCAAGGCTCTCCGGGAGCAGGCCATTGAGGAAATGCGGCAGGGACGCAAGCGGTATCTGTTCGCTACCTACTCTCTGGCGAAAGAAGGCTTGGATATTTCACGGCTCGACCGCTTGTACCTGACTACACCGCAGAAAGACTACGCTGTGATAACTCAGAGCATTGGTCGTATCGCTCGTACCTTCGAGGGAAAGGGGGAACCCATCACTTACGATTATGTGGACGATGGTATCCAGTATCTCGTGAGAAGTTACAAGAAGCGGTGTACCACCTACCGGAAAGCGGGGTGCAAGTTCATTGAACCTTGAACCCTTCATTTTCGACTGCGAGGTGTTTGCCTACGATTGGCTTTTTGTTTTCAAGAACAAGGTCACGGGGGAATACACCGAGATTTGGAATGACAATGAAGCGGTCGAACAGTTCATGACCCAAGAACCCCTGTTGGCAGGGTTCAACAATAAGCACTATGATCAATTCATTCTGAAAGCGGTTCTCTCAGGTTTCACGCCGGAGGAAATCAAGGCGGTCAACGATTTTATCATCGTTGGTGGTCACGAGGGCTGGGAGTACACCCCTCTCCGTGACTGCGGGATTTTCTTCGATCAATATGACCTGATGGACGATTGCCAGATGGGTTTGTCTCTGAAAGCAATCGAAGCGCACCTCGGAATGGACATTCGTGAAACCACTGTTCCGTTTAACATCGACCGTCCTCTGACTGAGGACGAGAAGCGAGAGGTCGAGTTCTACTGCCGCCATGATGTTGACGCAACTGACAGGCTGGACGATCTTCGTCAAGGCTATCTGTCCAGTAAGCTCACGCTGGGTCGTGAAAAGGGGCTGTATCCTGCAAAAGCCCTCTATATGACCAACGCCAAGCTGACCGCTGCTTACCTTGACGCAGAGCAAAAGCCGCACTATGACGAGCGGGAATACCAGTATCCGCCGAAGCTGCTTCGTCAGTACATTCCGCAGGAAGTGTTCGACTTCTTCGAACGGTTGAAGGACAAGAGTATTCCTGACGAAGTGGTGTTCAAAGAAAAGCTCGATCTGATGGTAGGCGGCTGTCCTTGTACCATCGCCTACGGCGGTATTCACGGAGCTATCCCGTGTTACCGAGAGCAAGCCACGGAAACCCGCTCTATCCGCAACAAAGATGTTGCAAGCTACTACCCGCACCAGATGACCTTGAACGGTTATTGTAGCCGAAACATTCCCTCTCCCGATGTGTATGCCGCTACCATTGAGCGGCGTGTTAAAGCAAAGAGAGCTGGTGATAAGGCTACGGCAAACGCCTTGAAGCTGGTGCTGAACACCACCTACGGAGCCATGCTGAACCGCTACAATGACCTGTATGACCCGCTCATGGGGCGCTCGGTCTGTATCTCAGGCCAGTTGCAGTTGCTCGAAATGGCGGAACATCTTGTTCAGGACTGCCCCACCTTGAAGATCATTCAGCTCAACACCGATGGTATCATGGTCAGCCTTGATGACTGCGATGTTCCCGTGTATCAGGAAATCACGCAGGAGTGGCAGGACAGAACCGGCTTCGAGTTGGAGGAAGACCTTATCAAGATGATCTGTCAGAAAGATGTGAACAATTATGTCGAGGTTCCCTTCGAGGGCGACCCCAAAATCAAGGGCGGCGTTCTCGTTCGTGGAATTGCCCCGGCAGGAGCGTTCAACATCAACAACAACGCCTGCGTGGTTGCCAAGGCCGTCAAGGATTATCTGGCCTACGGTATCCCGGTCGAAGATACCATCATGAGCTGTGACCGCCTGCTGGACTTCCAGTTGGTCGCCAAGGCCGGGAGTAAGTATGGTGACGCTCTCCATGAGGTAGACGGTCAGATGGAGGTCGTGCAGAAGGTCAACCGGGTATATGCCACGGAAGATCATCGGTGCGGAACCCTCTATAAAATCCACCTCGGTACTGGCAATCCCGTCAAGATTGCTGGACTCCCCGCAAAATGTGTCGTAGACAACGACAATCACCTGACGATTGATGTGGTTGACCGTGATTGGTATATCCGGCTGGCAAAGCGGTATGTCCGTGATTTTCTCGGGCAGAAGCCTCCTAAGAGGAATACCCGGAAGGTGAACAAGGTGAAGAAAACCCTGTTATCCTTATTGGAGGGATAGGGTATGCAAAGAGAACCTAACACCGAATATGTTCTTTCGCTCTCCTATGGTAAGGACAGTTTGGCTTGTTTAGGAGCCATTGAAGAGCTTGGTTGGCCGCTTGACCGAATTACCCATGCTGAGGTTTGGGCTACCGATGATATTCCGGCTGATCTGCCTCCAATGGTTCAATTCAAAGCAAAAGCCGATGAAATCATTCGAGAGCGGTATGGGATTGAGGTAGAACATCAATGTGCCGTTCGGAACGGTGAAAAGTTGACTTATGAGAAACTGTTTTACCATATCCCGGTAAGGAAGAAAAAGACCTTAGATCGTTTCGGCGAAGGGGGGGGGG